GGGATGATACTAGTCTCAGGAAATTCACCAGAGTTCTTAAATCAATAATTGGGGAGGATAACCGCAGAAATGCCTTCGGTCAGGTAAATAGGGGGTACTATTATGGTAGGAGTAGTATATAATGCTACCTATCGTATACGAAGTAATGATTGATTGGGATATGGCAGATTGGGCTGCTGACCCCGATTTTAGTGAGGACTATGATGATATTTCCGCCGATGTAATGACCATAAGCTGGGTTCGTGGGGAAGATAGGGAAGAAGGGAATAGCCCAGCTTCTACTTTGGAATTAAAGATAAAAGGTTCGCTCTATGCAAAATACTCACCTTACAATATTGGCGGAGACCTTTATGGGAAATTACTGCCTTGGCGCATTGTAAGAGCCAGGGCTGTTCACGATGAGAATACCTATAATGTATTCTTTGGTTTTATCTCAAAGATTAAAGTCAACCCATATCTAGATGAGCCAGAAGTCTATATATATTGCACTGATGGTCTGGATTTGTTGGCTCGGAATGTAATGACCCAGAATTATGAAGAGAGAACTACCGAAAGTGATGGTGATGCGGTAGGGCAAGTCCTTGATGTCGCTGGTTGGAGTTCAACTAGACGAGATTTAGACATAGATGGTGGCGAGATATTCCAATATCCCGAAATTGCCGAATTTTAGGAGATTAAATGTCAAATTCTACTATAGTTTTAAGACCAGATGCTGACCCGGAAGTGAGTAGTGTTGACGGATTGCTTTATCATATTAGTGATAATGATACTTGGGCCAATATAAGGGGTGGAGTAGGCACGCTCGCCCAAGATAATCTCAACTATGCTGGTATTTATATGGACCCCGAAGGTGTGCCTAACGGCTGGGATTATCTTTCTAGAGCAATAATTGTTTTCCCCACCAATCTATTACCAGAGGCGGCAGTAATATCAGAGGCAATATTATATCTTTATGGATATTCTAAACAAGATGAAACGGGTATCGCTCCAGATATAAATATTTATTCTGCGGCCCCTGCTTCAGATGCCGAACTTACTGCTGGTGACTATGATAGCTTGGGAACAATTGCATATTGTGATACTCCGATAACGTACGCCAACTGGAGCATCACGGGGTATAATAGCTTTATCCTTAATGCTACAGGATTAGCAGCAATATCAAAAACATCGCCAACAGCCATAGGTATCAGAAATGCCAATTATGATGTTGCCAATATAGAACCACCTAATGTGGATGGTCAATATTCTGGTCTTGATTTTTTTACTTCCGAACAGGGGTATAACTATGCCCCTAAATTAATGATTACCTATTCTAGTTTAGGGGTGGGCAAATACGAAATTACTGTCTTGGAAGCTTTAAGAAACATTGAGATGTCTGCTATGGGTCGTGTTTATGTGGATGAACAAGGTTGTCTAAAATATGAAAACAGATATGCGAGGAACCCGTGAGCGTAGCAACTTTTGACGGCACAATGACGACATTGGTATGCGAAATAGATGACCGTAAAATCTATAATGATATTAGGAGCCAGATAGATGTGACGGTTACTACAGTTATTACTGACCAAGCCGCTGAATATGCAACAAGTGCAACAATAGGGCTTGATTATGATAGGGGAATATATGACCAGATGTGGTATCTGGACCCTAGCGAGACTAGAACCGAGACTTGCCATGTACATCTAGGGCATACTGCTACAACTTGGCATGAGGCTTGGGCACATCCCCGCTTCTCTGATTTGGGGGATTTCGAATGTACCATAGTAGAGGAAAATTCTGGCACATGCCTTGTTTCATGCACAAACCCTTATTCGGAGAAAATAATCCAGTGCATCATATATGCTACATATACATATCAAGTTCTCCCCACTATTACCCACAAAGAAACGAATATAGAAACCCTAACCGTTAGAGCCACAGATGCAACCAGCATTGCAAAATATGGTCGGCGTGTAATGAACCTAGTCTGGCCCCTCGGTCAAACACAGCAACAAATGCAATCACTTATTGAGGGCTACTTGGCACTCTATAAAGAACCAAGACCATATCTTAAGATGACCGTATTAGGGAGTAGTGATGCCCTGATAGCCGATATTTTCACTATTAAAGTCAGCGATAGGGTTACTATAAAGGAAGACAAGTTGGGAATAAACCAGGATTTCTTCGTAAATACCGTGGATATATCTCATGACGCCCAAGGTCTTCTTGTTGGTAATTAGTAAATAACATAAATATATCTCATGACGCCCAAGGTCTACTTGTTAATAATTATGTGTTAGAAAAGATAACTAGTTCACAAACAGCAACTATAAATACATTAGATGTTAGTTTATTAGATGGAACGCATGTATTAGGTTAGGAGGATAATATGTCAGGAGTCTTGACAGCACCAAAAACATATACCGCAGGGGATAAATTAACAAAAGCGGAAATGGACACCTACCAAAGGGATAATATACTTTATCTAAAGACTCATATAGCCCTGGAGGAGGCTGGGGCATTAACTATAGCCGGTGGGGTAATCACCGTTACTCAAGGGTATCATAAAGTCGCAGGAGAGGGAGCGGCTGCCGATGACCTGAATACTATTTCTGGTGGATTAGAAGGAATGATTATTTTTCTCTGCCCTAATGGACAGGATATTACTCTAAAAGATGGAGTTGGCAATCTTGAATTGGGTGGGGATATATTATTAGTTGATGCTGATGATAACCATGTTGGCTTGATATATGATGCTGATGGCAAATGGCATGTAATTCACGGACAGACATTATCAAGGAAGTTTATGGTTAATTGCTTCCAATACCCGGCTCCGGGGACTGATTGGACTCCGACAATAACCGGGGCTTATCTGGCAGCTAGTAAGACAGATAAGAAATGCTGGTTACCACTTAACTTCCTCAAGATAGGCGATATAATCACAACCTATAATCTCGTTGGTGATATTATACTAGCTACTGCGCCTACGCTTAATTGTAAATTAGTCAGGGTTAATCTGGCCGATGGATTGACAACTACTGATATAACCAATGGTGCCATAACCGAATTAGATACTGACGGGGATTTTGACTCTACCGCTAACCTGGATGACGAAACAGTAGCAACTGATAAACAATATTTACTTGAAATTGAGGGTACTACGGGAGCTGGGGATAGCATTTATGTAATGGGTGCTGAAGTAACTATAATCAGAAAACTATAGGAAGAATAAATACTAAGGAGTGGAAAATGCAATGCCCTAAATGTGGAAAGGCTATGGAGATTTCTTACGACAAAGGGGGTTTAATTTTGTACAAATGCCAATCCTGCGGTCATATGAAAATGACATCTAAGGATAGGGAGCAGGATTGGGAAAGGGATGATGTATGAACGAGAAAACTAAAGCTTGGATAGAAGCGACTATTAAATTACTCAATGGTTTTGTCCCGCCTATTCTAGCGATTGGTGCTGGTGGGGTTCTTCTATATCATTGTGCATCAGGTGTCATAGGGTCGCAATCTGCTGAATACTGGACTGTAACAGGTGCGATGCTTTCACCTTATATAGGTAAACTTGCCATTGGCGGAGTGAGGAAGGTTATAAAGAAATAATGTGCTTCAAGTCTTTATACAAAAACCATTGGCTAAAATATAACGAAGCACTGACATATCAAATCAACAGAATGAGAAGAGGAAGCCCTGGTATATTCTGGAGTATATTCTCGTTCTTATTAGTTAAGACTATTGCTATTCTGACTTTTTTAATCTGGCTCATCTGGCACTTATTAACAACGAAAGGAAAATGATATGGCTACCAAGAGTGAATTATTAGCCCTTATAGCTAGAGTGGATGAACGGACTAAAATAATCCCTGAAATAAACAAACATCTGAGTGAACTCAACCATCATATTGAGGCTACTAATGTTAAGTTAGCCAAGACAGATGAGTTAGCAAAGGGGGCTAACACGAGAGCAGAAAATAATCGCCATTATATGGATAAAATGACTATTGCAGTTATGGCGTCCATCATTACAGCACTTGGTTCTATAATCGCCATAGTTGTCCTTCACTAACCAGACTCCACAGAATCATTTAATTGAATGACCTGATAAAAACTATAGAATGTTGACTTGATTGATGATTTTACCCAGAAAACCCCTGCTAGAATCTAGCGGTGGGAATTCTGGGTCTTTTTTTATTTTTCTGGACTTTTTCTAAATTAGCTATGCGACTTGTCTCTGGGCTAGAAAACGGGAGCATAAGCTAGATTGAGTGAGTTAAATGCCCACCAATGACTCTCGTTAACCTTGACAAGTGAATACGAAGGGTTTAATATATGAGTCAACCAAAAGGTCAACGAGGAGAATAATGGCGAAGCAAATTAAAATCCATAACGATGTCTATAAAGATTTAGCCAACATCCAAAAGGACGATGAGACCAAGAGCGAAGCTGTAGCACGGTTAATTAAACTA